CTCAGGATTTTGCTCTTGAGCAAGCTTTGATAAGAACTGGGTTAAAGGTAAACCATATCTAGTTGGCATATCTTGGATAAATGCGTCTAGTTGTTTTACCTGCTCTTCGTTTAATGTAATTGTCATGGTATTGATTTTGTACAAATTTAATGAAATATATTTATATGAAATTACTTGACTTTATAACTTTTTAAAGTTTTTAATAATATTGCAAATTTCTCATCAAATGTATTGAAAAAGAATGGTCTATTCTGCATATTGTAATCTCTTAGTTTAGAACCTCTAAATTCAGAAGCTAAATTCTTTAAAGGTTTTTTAGTACTAAATTTATAAGGTGGTATTCCAAATCCCTTGCCTGTACCAAATTCAACATAAGGAGCATAATTAACAGTATCATTACCCATCGAGAATGTAGCATATCCGTTTTGATATGGTGTAGATGATATGCTTTTAGATAAATTACCAGTTCTTCTATATGGGTATTTTGGTGTAGTATTTAATCTAGGCAAATTACCTGCTTTAGCAGCAGCTTCCACCTGCATTGCCTTTACAGCTTTATCAACTTCTTGTATAGCATAAGCCTTATATAGTTCTGCTGTTTGCTTAAACTTGTCTTGTATCTTATTTAAAGCCTTAGTATCTACTGTAAATGTTGCCATTATTTAAGAGTTGAACAGCCTATTAAAAAATACTTATTACGATCTTGTTCGTTAATGACAGAATTAATCATGTATAATTTGCTTTGAAAGCTGATTACCAACTTCTTATCAAAGACTTTAGATGTTGTATATCTAATTCTAAAGGTAATATCTGTAGCAAATCCATCTGTTCCTGCAATGTTAGTTCTAGTGTTACTATCAGTAACTATTTCAGCCCAGCAAGTATAATAGTCGGCAAGTGTGTTTACAAAACCACCTGCACCATCAGAAGCTCCAGTCTTACTTCTAAAAGTAATCCTATTCATTAATCTTCCTATCATTAGATAATTACGTTTATGCGTTTAAATGGCTTCATAAGCTCATATGCGGTCATCAAATTAGCTGATGGCTTGGTTGCCTCAACTGAAGATTCTCTGTACTCATATAGGTCTGAAACCATCTTTAAAAGGGCAGTCTTCATTGTCTGAGGAGTCGTAGCATAACCACAAGTATAAGTGAATCTAAACTCGTTGTTATAGATGCTAGTCATATATACTTTTTTTGTAGTATCTCCTAGAACTTGGTATTCACCAGCAGTCATTGATACCCATGCATTATTATCCCAATACTCAACTAAAGATATTGTATTAGTAGGAACATAAGGTAACTCTATAAAGTCATCTACATAGGCTACAACCTTTAAAGTTCTAGGAGTCATTGCAACTCCTGCATATTGCTCAAGTCTTGTTTGAGCTGTGTTAATTAAAGTTGTAATTAAACTATCATCTTCGCTATAGTCTACTCTTAGGTAGTTCTTAGCTTCAGCTAAAGTAACTACTGTTGCTGAAGGAGCAACCGTTGTTGTAATATCTCTTACTATCTGCATTATGGCATTATTTGTACAAAAATAACTAAAATATAGCGGACATAAAAAAGGGATAGCTTTTTAGGCTACCCCTTGTATTTTAGATTAATCTAGGATTAAGCTACGTTACCGAAATCTCCGTATACAAACGCATTGTTGTAGTAGATAGGGAATGCGATACGAGCTTCAACTCTTACAGTAATCAAGTTCTTTTGGAAGTTGTCGCTATCCATTTCAGAGAACTGAACAGAGATACCTTGATTTTGCATGATTTGAGCACCCATAGACCAGTCACCTACTAAGAACTTATCAGCAGCGATTGCTGTAGATTGGAATACTGGAATACCAGCGATAGAAACACTACCGTCAGTAGTAACAACTGTAGAACCTGGAAGGCTATAAGCAGCGTTAGTATTCTTAGTATTCATGATAGCAGCCCAATCTGTTGGGTTGATTAAGATACCATTAGCAGAATAGTTAGAAGAACTAACTTGTGCAATAGCTTGTACTAATTGCTCAACGTCAACTGTAGCAGCACCACTGAAAGCAGCAGCGTTCACAGTTAAACCAGTCAAGTTAGGAGCAGTACCATTACCATTCAATAACTGAGCATCTTCAGCTAATAAATACTTCTCTAACAAACGAGCTTGTAAGAAAGAAGTCATTGCAGGAACATCATCCAACATTTGACGAGAGATTCTTACGAAACCAGCGATGTACTGAGCAGGAGCATCAGTCATTGTGATATCGAAATCGATTTGAGATTTTGCAGAACCTTGTGTTTGTGGAGCTGCATCACCTTCACCACCTGTTTCCTTAGGGAAAGTGAATAAACCTGTAGAAATAGTTCCTACTGGTAATAAGCTTCTCAAATGCACCTTACGAGAAGGAAGAGCATATACTTGAGGAGCATATTGTCTTTGAATATCGCCAGTTAAGTTAACTGCTTCAGTCATGTTACCTACTGCCTTAGTATCTAATACAAAGCCAGAACGCTTTACTTCACCACGACCTAATTTTGCGATGCTGTCAGCATTCTTTTCGATTGCTTCAGCAAGAGTTGCATTGAACCCTTTTACTTGATTTTCGTTCATTGTCTTACGATTGTTTTTTGCCTCTAATTTGTCAGCAGCATCTTTTACTACAGCAACTTGAGATTTTAATTCTTCTAATTCTGATTTTAAGCTATCTACCGCAACTGCGTTTTCAGCTTTTAGTGTATCGATAGCACCGTTTACTTCGGTTTTAACGCCTTCGAAAGCACTTTTAATTTCTTCTACCATTAGTTGAAAATTTTAAATGATTGTAAATATTTGTTTATCTCGATTTCGATGCAAACCATCGGGTCTTCCTCTTCCTCCAATGCTTCATCTTCTGGCATTTCGACTGTGCCTTCCGATGATGGTTGCGGTTGTTCTTCAAGGTCGACTGATTCTTCGTCTTCCATCTCAGCAAGATATTGTTGTAACTGTTTAAGTTTAAGTTCTAACAGCTCAAATGTTTCGTCAGTAAAATGACCATTTCTTAAAGACTTGATAGTTTTACCCATCTCATCTACAAGAACAGACTTAATCTGACTCTTCACTCCAACTGTAGGCGTATTTGCGTTTGCACCCCACAATACTGAACTACCCTCAAACAATTTAATTTCATTGATTTCATTATAGCCTGACTTCGCTTGTGACTTGATAGTTTGGAAGCCGATGCTATGTTCTGTGATATGACCTTCTTTATACAACTCATAAGTATCGTTACCTAATGTTGTATTAGGCATCTTTACTCTAGCCTTTAGACCAAATCCATCTTCCATCATTTCAAATGGTTTAGCGATTGGTTTCTCGGTTGAGTGGTTAAATAAATGCCAGATTCTATTCTTGGCACTAGGTCCGTTTTCCTTTAGGGTTTTAGTGAATGCACCTGGTACAATAACATCGCCATCGCTGTCGACATTACCAAACGCAGAATAGTAGACAGTAATAATTCTGCTACTGTCCTCCATATCTACTGGAGCACCACTTACCGCTTTTTTGTTATAAAAGTTACTCATATTTATTTGTTTAAGCTATATACACTGTGCAGCATCTACAGTTGCAGTTATTTACTGCTAACCCTGCCGCATCATGAGCATATTGCATTTCAATTAACCCATAGTCAGGAGTGTTTACTAGGAATGGTTGATTAACAGGGATTCTTACACCTTTGTTGTCAGGATTCGTTTGTCTATCTAAATCCCTGTGCCATAATCTTGGCTTACCACTCTTAGCTGGATATTCAGCAGCTATCCATTGTTTTAATACTGGAACACCTGCTAACTTCACCGCACCCATAGCACCTGTACTTAATGCCTGATGGCTTTCAGTCCTTGCTATAAGCAAACTCCTTGCGTTATTTATCTTTCCCTCTCTTAGAGTCTGAATCGCTAATGAATTAACTTCATTTTGCGACAATCCATTCTCACGACCATACTTTATAACATTCGCTAATATACGAGCTATTTCGTTTTCAGTAGTATTCTCTATGCCTTGCATCTTTAGTCCGCTAATGCCAACCCAATATGACAACATAAATACTAACCACTCATCCAAAATGTTCAAAGGATCAAGGTCAATCTCTTCCGCTTTCTTAGTCGTTTCAAACATCTGTTGGTATCGCATAGCAGTATAACCGCCAGTTGATTCATACAAAGTTCGTAAAATATTATTAATCTTATCGCCAGTAAAAAATCCTGCACGATTATTAGCCGCTTGTTCTACCCCTAATGCCTCAACCATTTGTGCAGCTTTATCAAAGTCAGCTTGTAAAGCCTCTTTTATTTTAGGCTGAAACTCTCAGATTGATTTCCTTGCAATCTTTTGTTGCATAGCAAACTGCTGGGATGGGTAAAGTATTTTATGCATCTATTTTTTAGCGTCAATCTTTTT